CAAGTACAAACAGAAGATGTTGAAATTATTGCAGAAGCTGTAAAAGAAGATGAAGTAGTTGCAGAAGCTGTTGAAGAGTACGTTGAAAGAGCTGTAGAGAATGCAGATGTAGAAAACTATACACTTGCTGATGTTGTTACAGAGGTACAATTTGAAACATTTTTAGAAAATCCAATAGAAACTTTTGTTGACATAGATGTAACAGAAATAAATATTACAAGCATAGGTAATGATATGACACAAGACCAAAAAGAAAAAGCACAAGAAGTGGTAGTTCCGGTTATTTTGACTAGAATAGCTACAATGGCAGCTTTTGTATTTAGGAAAACATTATGATTAAAAAACTTTGGAATTGGATTGTTGAAGCAATAAAAGAAACACTTAACCTTAGTTGGACTTTAGTCGGTTTAATTATAGCTACCCTAACACTTACAGGCTCTGCTCAACAAGTAACAGGATTAGCTACTGTAATTACATTAGCCGTTTGGTTACTAACGATAGGATTTAGAAAAGAAAAACCAAAAGGAGGTAAAAGCAGATGAAGTTACAAGTTATTAGAACACAGCTAGGCAAAGATGCAACCAATGGTCTTTTGTTTATTAACGGTGTATTTGAATGTTATACACTTGAAGACCAATATCAAGTAGAAAAAGTAATGCATGAAACATGTATACCTGAAGGTGAATACGAAATAAAGTTTAGAACTACAGGTGGTTTTCATACTAGATATGCTGCAAGGTATGGAACAGCACATCATGGTATGTTACATTTACAAGACGTGCCGGGCTTTCAATACATTCTTATACATACAGGCAATACAGACGAGCATACAAGTGGTTGTTTAATTGTAGGTGACACACAACAAGATTTAGATGTAAACTTTAATGGTATGGTAGGTAGCTCAACTGCAGCTTATAAGAAGTTATATCCTAAAGTAGCTAAAGAACTATTGATAGGAAATAAGGTCACTATACAATATTCAAAGATAAATTTAGACACGTCATCTGAACAAGAGATTGACAATACAGATATAAATAAGAATGATATATTAGAAAAATTGTCTGAGATAAACGGTAATGTTCAAGTTATAAATGCTAAACTTGATGGCAGGAATATAGTATGAGTAAAAAAAGATATAGAGTATCCGGCAGACCTAAAGTTGCAGCATTAAATGAATACATATATAGCAATATTCGTGCTGATAAAATAAAAGCTACTATGGTTAATAGACCATACAAACCATATAGATTACGTAAAGCTGCAGCAATGAAAGGTGTACAAGTAAAATATGGAAAGATACCTCCTGCTAAATCAATGTATACAAAAGCAAGTAAAACAGGTGCAATAAAAGCAAGTAAATTTTTACCTGAATTAAGAACTAATACTATTGCTGAGATTACAAGATTAAGTAAAGGTGGTAGTAAGAACCCAATACCTAAAAACCCTAATGTAGGTAAAGTAATAAGAGATAAATTTGGAGATGTTATTGGTGGACCCGGTGTTAAATTTCCATATGCTCCACCTCCTGATTATGTACCACCAAGTAAGTTACCTGTTGAACGACAAAAAATAAAAATAGGTGGTGCTGACCCATTAAAAGGTTATAAACCGGGTCAATATTCACCTATAAATCTTCGTAAAGCAAGTAAAGCATTAAGTCCTGCAGCTAGAAAAGCTGTTATGCAAGGTGCAAAAATAGCAACAAAAGGTGCAACTAGATTGATACCGGGAGTTGGTACAGCATTATTAATAAAAGATGTTTACGACGTTTACAATTGGGCAACATCACAACCAAAACGTAAAAAGAAAAATACTACTTTATACGGACAAAAAATAAGCAAAGCAAAGTATACTTATTAGATGTTAGAAAAATTTTCAAGAAGAAGAAACCAAGACGGCACGTTCAAGAAGGACGTGGGGTGGACCCCGTGGAACGAAGCATGGAGTTATAAAATGAGTGATGACTTAAAAGACATGCTAGAACGTACACTATGGACTTTTGTTGAAGCATTTATTGGTGCTTTAGTAGTAGCTCCATTAGCCGGAATTGATGCAAATTCCGTACAACTTGCAGCTATTGCAGGTGGTGGTGCAGCTTTAGCCGTTGTCAAAACATACGCTAAAAAACAGATAAGTAAGTAATGAACTATACATATGATGGTCTAGGCAATCAAGAACGTGCTAGACGACTTAAACAGAATAAGGCTATGCTCAAGAAAGCTCAAGCAAAATCTATGGAGAAGTCTAAAGTTATTGAAGAACTTATGAGTATAAAACCTTTTACAGCAAAAGCCGTAAAAAGTTTACCTAAGTTATATAAAACAGCTAAGGAACAAAGTAGAATTTCTAAGAGAGTTCAAAAGCTACGTCTACAAGGTTATATGATAGAGAAAGGAAAGTAATGCCGGGTAAGAAAAAAAAGAAAAGAATGCCTAAAAGAGGTTATTAATTATGGCAATCGTTTATCGTGGAGAACGTTTCGCAGGTTATAACAAACCTAAAAGAACACCTAAGCACAAGACTAAATCTCACGCAGTATTAGCAAAAAAAGGTAATAAAGTAAAGCTGATACGCTTTGGTCAACAGGGTGTAAAAGGTGCAGGTAAAAATCCTAAAAGTAAAAAAGATAAAGCTCGTAAGAAAAGTTACTATGCAAGACATAATGCACAGGACAGAAATCCTGACAAATTGTCTGCACGTTATTGGTCACATAAGGTAAAGTGGTAGTATGCCTAAAAAGAACGGATATTCAGCAAAGCAAAAGAAAATTGCACGTATAGCTCCACCAAGAGATAAAATTACGGGTGCTGATTTTAAAGCACTTAAAAAAAGAAAGCGTAAAAAATAATGGGCATGGGTGTAAAACATTACTTGAAAACAGGTAAAGAGTTTAAAGGTCAATATCACAAAATGCCTAACGGTCAATTACATAGTGGTAAGACACATAGTAAATCATCAAAAAGATTGTTTCACTATGGTGAATTATCTAAAACTGCTAAAGCTAAAGCAAGAAAGAGTTGGAAGTAATGGCACAGGTATCATGGATGTGGGGTGGTAAGAGATACTATGGTACTCTTATACGTGAAACTAAAACACATAAGTTTGCAAGAACCAAGAATGGTAAAGTAAAGAAGATTAAAAAATAATGGCTAAGAAACCTGCACGTAAACCACTCAATGCAAAGACTAAGGCTACGTTACAAAAGAAAGCTAAGAACTCAAAATACACGTATGGACAACTCGCACAAGTTTATAGAAGAGGACAGGGAGCTTATCTATCATCAGGTAGTAAGTCAGCTTCCATGGCTGCTTGGGCTATGGGGAGAGTTAATTCCTTTATTAGGGGTGGTCATTCTCAAGATAATGACATAAAGCGTGGAGGGAAGAAGAAGTCTAGTGGCAAAAAAAAGAAAAAGTAAACGTAAAGTTGCCTATCAATATGGTGTTCCAAAAAAGTATTTACAGAATAAAAAGAACTCTAAGCGTCAGGTCGCGTCTGAAATTAGAAGAACAGCTAAGGCTTACAAGCAAGGTAAAAAGATAAACCTCAAAGCCGTAGCTAAATCACGTGCGTCAAAAAAATAATTACGTAGGGTCGTATAAACTATAAGCTAAAGTTAACTCTTCATCAGGCATAATATCTTTTATTGTTACAAGCGTATTCCACTCATCAAAGAAACTACTTTCTAACTTACAGTTAGGGTTCTCGCTGTGATTGATGAAACCACCAAGTGGTGTGCGTATAAGTCCGTGTTGGAAACTTAGTTTTGTTTTGACATGGGCAATGCCTATGAATGTACCTAAAGGTATTATATCTTGTGCAAAGATACCAAACCCATGTATCTCACTTTCTGCTAGATATACTTCAGGTGGTAGTGGTTCGTATTTATCACCAAGTAAACTCATAATAATCCATTCTGTTGTCCTCGTAATAACCTAGTTTAGCTTTTGGTATCAATAACATTAACTCATCTATCGTCAACATCTTTACTTCACCTTTTTTGAAACAAAATGCTATTGCATATTTGGTTGGGCGACCTTCTGAATACAACGTGTTGAGGGTACAGTAGTGCATTAGGTCTTTTACTTTTACACGATTAGATGACTTTACCTCTACTAGAAACTGCAAATTATCGTTGTATACAAAGTAATCGGGGAACGATTTAAGCAATGGTGACATTCTATACCAATTAGGTATGGGTGAATTTTCAAAGTCACTTCTATCATTCAAGTGTAATTGTTTATATTTCATGCCCTTCTTTTCGCAGTACTCTTCAAACACTTGTTCTGCAAATGGTATGTAGTTATCTATACGTTCTTGATAATTTAGCTTGTGATGTTCCCCGTCAGGGCTTACTCGTTTGTTAGGTTGTTCATTATGAACCATGGGTTACCTCTTCCACCGGGCAATAAGGTATTTATCATACGACACATATCCTCAAAACTATTAGGTTTGTATGGTATAATACTATCTCTTTCAATG